CTCGGCAACCCGACCCCGGTCGCGGTATCCATGCTAATCACGGCGGCTGTAGCTGTCATGACCGCAGGCGTCGTGAATCCAATGACGGCGGCATCGGCAAACGGCATCGTCATCACGGCAGGCGTGGCTCAGCTCGACTTCCCGCGCAATGTGACGGTTGTGTCCGATGGTGCAGACACCACAACGGTCCTGATCTCAGGTACGGATTACTACGGCGCTCCGATGAGCGAACTCATCACGCTGAACGGCACGAACATCGTCGGCGGCAAGAAAGCGTTCTACAGGGTAGTCAGCGCGACGGCGACGGCGACCACAGGCAACAACATCGGCGTATCCCTCGGCAAGGTACTCGGCTTGAGCTACAAGGCACAGGCAAGTCTCCTGGTTGTGGGCAGCAAGAACATCAGCGGGACGGTCTCAGCGGACGCGGGCGCGTTCGTAGCGGCAGACACGACCTCGCCGGCGACAACGACTACGGGCGACGTCCGTGGCACGTATGCACCGGCAGGCACCCTGGTGGTTGCGACGACGAACTTCTTCGCCCAGTACGCTGCGAACGGCGGACCGGCCAACACTGACGCATACGGCGTCACCCAGGCATAAGGCAAAACCCCCTGAATGAGGGGGTTTCGTCACTGAAACAGCGCTGAATAGCACTGGTTCACCACTGAAAATACACCCCCCCGGAGGGTGTTATAGTAAATCAAGGACTTAGCACCCTTAAACCTGAACACAGGGTATGGGTGTGTTGGTCAGGTAGCACAGTATGCACGCAGACCTTTTTAATGGTCACAAGTCGCGCGCGGCGCAGAGGGGAATCGGCTTCACTCTGAGCAGAGAGGATTACGACTCTCTGTGGTCCGGTCGGCGCGGTAGGTACGCTTGCATGGGGCGCGTGATGGACGCAGGTCCGTATGCGCTCGGGAACGTGTACATGACCACCACGCAGGCGAACATGGCTTACGCACATCTGGTGCGCAAGGCCAATGCAGGAACATTAACCGACGCGGATCTCGCCAAGGCGTATCCGGGTCTAGTGGAGAAGAGAACATGAACGACGCAGCAGCCCCCGCACCGAACGTCCCGTACACCGCAGCAGCGCACCCGACACTGGGTGAGGCTCAGGCTGCTATGACGACCATCAAGGCAGCCCTACCCATGATCGCGGCAGAGGCAGCGGCGGCAGTCCCGGCATTGGCCGATGTACAGGCTGAAGTAGCGCGGCGCGCGCAGTCGGCGCTCCTGGCAGCACCGAGCTTCACAAGCATGGAAGACGCCTTTGCGCACCTGAGCGCGCGGGTCAGCCTACTCGAAACTCACCTGGGCATGGATCTCAAGGCAGCTTGGGACCGGGCCACAGCATGGCTTAAGGCGCGACTGTAATGAGCTGCATGCACCTAATCGCTGGGGCCATCGTCACCAATGCAGCAGGCTTTGCGGTAGCGCAGGGCACAGTCGCAGGCGTTCCCTGGACCCTGCTCGGCGTATCCGCCCCGCAGCCCTCCGGTCAGACGTTCGTATCAGCGAACCCCGTGCTCTTCACCCCGATCTCCGGGAGTGTAATCGGCGCGATCACAGTCACAGGGCTGGACCGCAACGGCGAAACGATTGTCGAAGTCATCCCGGCGGCGACTGCCAACGGAGCTGTGGCATTCTCGACAGCGGCACTCTTCAACTCGATCACCAGCATCACGGCGGCGGGCTCATCCGTTGGCGCGACCATCGTCCTCACGGAAGTGCAGACCGGATCACCGGCCCTGTACCTGGGCACGATAGCTGGCTTCGCAGCCCTGGTCGGACAGACGGTCACGATCTCAGGCTTCCTGAACGCTGCCAACAACGGCACGTTCGTAGTCACAGCTGCAACGGCAGCACACATCGGCGTGGTCAATGCCTCGGCAGTCGCTGAGGTTTACCCGGTAGTCTTCGGCACGGTCACTGGCGTCACAGCCAACACGCCTACAGCTGGCAAGGCCGACTACGCTGGCACATTCACTGGTGGAGCAGCGGGCGCGTTCAACGGCTCGTTCATCACCATCACAGGCTTCGCCAACAACCTGAACAACGGCACCTATCAGATCATCACGTCGACAGCGACTGACATCGTGGTTGCCAATGGCAATGCGATCACAGAGCTTGATCCCCTGGTGCTCGCGGCGACAGCAGTCGTGGCGGCTGGTGGCATCAACACGTACACGGGCACATTCACCGGCGGCGCTGCGGGAGCATTCAACGGCTCAACCGTGGTCATCAGTGGTATGGCTACCCCAGCCAACAACGGCACGTTCGTGGTCCTAACGTCCACAGCAACGATTATCACCGTCACCAAGGTCGGCGGCTCGACAGAGGCGGGACAGACAGCGTCCTTCACCTGGACGCCTTCGATCACATCAGGCACGATCCCCCACGTAGTTGTGGGCTCAGGCTTCACGATCTCAGCAGGCTGGGGCGCGATCAACTACTCACCCTGGCTCCAGGCTGGCTACCGCCGCGCATCAGTGTCGGCAATAGTGCTTGGCGCTGGCAACTACAATGTGCAGGTCACAGACCAGAACTTCCTCGACCCCTATGCCAACACAGGCTGGGAGCCGAACGCGAACTCAGGCTTGCTCGCACCGCAGGCACCGTATCAGCAGGGTCCGACCCTCTGGCCGCTGCTCTTCCACAGCGTCAACTCCCCAGGCTATGAGGATGACGGCACGTACTCGGGCGGCACGCTTGCAAGCAACGCGCTCTCGCTCGCTGCACCGGGCACGACTGCTCTGACGGTCGGTTTCGTTACGCCAACACCGTCTGAGCACTTCGCATACCGCATCATCACGACAACTGCCAAAGTGCAGCTTGACGTCAACGTGAAGAGATAACCAATGTGGCTGCCACTTCTGGTTTATACCTCTTCGCGCCCGAGATAGCCCAGCTAGTCAGTGAGGCGTCCGAGCGTTGCGGCATCGATCCAGCATCCCTGGACTCGACACACGCGGCTGCCCTTCGGCGCTGCATCAACTTCATGTTCGCTGCGTGGACTGCCAAGAAGTTCAAGCAGCCCTGGATGACGACCTATTCTGTCACCCTCACGCAGGGACAGATCCAGATCCCGCTCGTCACGCCTGCAGTCGACGTGTTCCATGCCTACCTCACGCGCTCAGGGTATGACGTCGAGATGTATCCAATATCACGCACTGACTACGAGGCGATCCCCAACAAGACGCAGCAGGGTCGGCCTACGATGTACTGGGTCAACTACGCGACCGAACTCAACAACCTAGCGCCCACTGTCTACCTATGGCAGGCATCGCAGAACTCGACGGACATCTGGAACGCCAGCGTGTTCAATCGTATGCAGGACGCAGGTCAATCCAACAACGCGCTCGGCATTCCCTACACATGGTACGACGCTGCAGCTGCAGGCATTGCGGCGCGCTTCGCACAGAAGTATCGGCCCGAGCGCTATGAAGGGCTGAAGAGTGAGGCGATGCAGGCATTCCTCGAAGCGATGGGCAGCACGCGCGAGAAGGCACCGACACGCATCCGCGTTCGAGGCAGGTTCTAATGCCCTACGCATCACCCAAGCGAACCATTGCTATCTGCAATCGCAGCGGTCAGCAGATGCTGCGCAAGGACATGGTCGAGGACGGCTATCTGCGCGGCATGCTCGTGCATCCTGAGTGGTACGATCCAATCGAGCCGCAGGAAGAGCCGTTTGATCCCGAGGAAGGCATCGCGATCTACAAGCCTGCTCCTGATCTCGTGGCACCGTATCCGCCGTACTCTGCCGTGCTCGCAGGCGGGCCGGTCGGCGCAGACTTCGTGATGAGCTGGACGCAGCAGGATGTTCCCTGGGGCACGCTCAATAACTGGACAGTGTGGCGAAAGAATCCTGGCTCGACGTTCATCAAGATCGCAACACTGCTACCTGTAATCCCAGTGGACTTCTTCATTCAAACGACTGACCAGATCAAGGGCGATCCGTTGAGCGTTGTCACTGGGCTCGCGTACACAGACCTGGGCTACCCAAATGGCGCTCAGTACTATGTGGTCGGCAACTTCGTCGGCGCGAACATCAGCGAGGATGCAGGCTTCGTTTCGAGCGCGCCATCCAACACTCTGACTGCTCCAGTCTTATGGACGTCCGAGACCAGCGCGAACTTCGTCACTCTCAACTTCGGCACTGATGGCACTAACCTAATCGGTGTTGGCTCGGATGCTTTCTCTGCCGGTCAGGCACAGTACTCTCCTGATGGAGTGAACTGGACTATCGCAGCAGGCACGATCCCAAATGGCGCGACTCCAAATGCCGCTGCGTTTGGCGGCGGCAATGCTGTGATCGCAGGCGGCACGGGCGAGGCATCTATCTCAACAGATCTCGGTGCGACCTTTGCAGCTGTCACAACGAACATCCCATCATCTGGTGTGACTGCGGTTGCTTACGGCGGCGGCTTCTGGGTCATGGGCGGCGGTCCTGGGGAGATGTCCACATCACCGGACGGCACGAACTGGACTCGGCGAACGCTGAGCACTGCAAGCATCGGCTGCCTGGACATCATCTGGGACGGCACACAGTTTGTCGCGGGCTTCTACGACACGGTAGGCACGCTCTCGTACATCTCAACATCGCCGACTGGAGTGACCTGGACGCACACGCTGATGAACAGCGACCACAGCTTCGTTATCCGCGCCAATGGGCTCGCATTCACTGGCTCGAAGTACATCGCGCTCGGTGTGACCAACGCAAGCCCTGTCCTGCGATCCTCAGCAACCCTGGCTGGCCTTGGGTCAGCTACTAATGTCGCGTTCAGTTTCAATGCCCAGGCTATGGCATACGGCAACGGGCTGACTGTAGTGGTCGGCGCTACCGGGAACATCGTGACATCTCCAGATCTCGTCACCTGGACTCCAGAAGTCTCAGGCGTCACGGCAACTCTGTCGACCGCGATCTACTGCCCAGGTAACAGCATCTTCGTCGCTAGCTCGCAGGGCACTGCACATATCCTCATCATTCGGACGGGCTCGTAATGACTGCACCCAGCTACACATACGCAACGCTCACCGCCGCCGTGCAAACATGGATCGATGACACTGACGTCGATTGGACTGCCGCGACACCGCTCGCGCAGCTGGTCGCACTGGCTGAGGACCGTGTCGTGCGCGACATGGATCTCACGGTATTCGACACGATCTCGACTGCTCAGACAGCAACGCTGGCTGGCAAGGGAGTGGTCGCCCGTCCTGCTGGTATAATAGTTACGGACGAACTCGGCTATAACAGCCTCACGCTCTTGAAGTTCACTCCTCTTGAGCGGCGCGACATCAGCTTCATCTACGACTACCTTGACCCGGCTATCAAAGGCCCACCCCAGTATTACGCCGAGCTTGATGCGACGAACTGGCAGCTGGCACCCTACCCGGATCAGACGTACACCCTGGTCAACTGGGGACCGTATGCTCCCGCGTCATTGAACGACGGCAGCTCTGCGACTTGGCTCAGCTCGAACCTTGCGGTGCTGCTGTTCACGGCAATGCAGGTTGAAGTGCTCATCGTCCTCAAGTCAGAAGCACGCAGGCAGGTAGCGCTCGGCGAGTACATGGCGAAGCTCGCATCGTACAAGCTATTGTTCCGCGCCCTGCGACGCAAGAACGTAAACGTATTGAAGGCCGAGGGGCTCGAATCCCCTGAAGGCAAAACACCCGGATCGAATCCGACACAGGAATAGGTAGATGGTCAGCACATACACACCCGATCTTCGCCTCACGCTTCAAGCGACGGGCGACAACAACAACACCTGGGGCACCATTGCCAACGCGGTGTTCTCGCTCATTGAGCAGGCTGTGGCTGGGTATCTGGCTGTCACTCTCTCCACCGGCGCGGTCACGCTCAGCACAGTGAACGGCGGCTCGGATCAGGCGCGCAACGCGACCCTCGCCCTCATCGGTTCGATCTCAGGCAACTGCACTGTCGTCATCCCGAACGTGCCCAAGGTCTACATCCTCGACAACCAGACGTCTGGTGCATTCACAGTCACGGTAGAGACATCAGCACCGTCTGCGTCTGTTGTCCTGGGGCAGGGCACAGTCACCCTCGTGTATTGCGACGGTGCAAACAACGTGTTCGCCGCAGCTGGCAACGCAACGACCCTCGGCGGTCTCGCTGCCGTAGCATTCGCGCAGCTCGGTGCGCCTACCACAGCAACGACTCCTGGCACAGCAGTGCCTGCGACGTTCATCAATCAAGTCTCCAATCCGTTCTTTGTGCAGACCTACGGCGCATCGGTTGCACTCAATGCAGCGAACGGCAACAGCCAAGTCGTGACACTCACCGGCGACATCGTGCTCGGCACGCCTACCAATCCGCTGGACGGCCAGCAGCTTGAGTTGATTGTCGTGCAGGATGCAGGCGGCGGGCATCTCACGAGCTTCAATGCGAGCTGGATATTCCCGAACGGCAACAACAACGTCGATGCGACAGCGAATGGCATCACTGTCATCAGCGCCATCTATCTCGCATCCATCTCGAAGTGGATCTGCAACATCCCTGTCACTGGCTACACGACAGGCGCGTCTGTGCCTTTCGCCATCAACATCCTGCAGAACACGCTCAACTTCAACCTGCAGGCGCAGATGGGCGGCGTGCCTATCGGCTCGGTCAATGTCACGATCACAGTGGGTCGCGGCGTCATCGTGGGCTCGCTAGCAGCTACAGTTCCAGCGATGGATCTGTCCGGCATGCCTTCGGGCTCAGTCATCACCCTCATCAACTTTGGATACATCCAAGGCAAGGGCGGACTCGGCGGGCACGGAGCTGCAGCGAGCATGGACTCGGGCGCATCTGGCAACCTCACATGGGGCGCGCAGGCTGGTAGAGCTGGCGGCGATGCTCTCAAGACATCAGGCGCAGGCACGACGACCAACATCACGAACGCATCGGGCTTCATATGGGGCGGCGGCGGTGGTGGCGGAGGCGGCGGAGCATCAGGCAATGACGCTGGCGCGAGCGCGAGCGGCGGTGGTGGTGGCGGTGGTGGAGCTGGCGGCGGCTGGGGCGGAGAAGGCGGAACGTCTGGCATCTACGGTGTCATGTGCGGAGCAGCTGACGGCGTCGACGCGGTGCTCGGCATCACTCCCACATCAGCATTCGGCACCGGCGGCGCATTCGATACACAGGGCGATGCCAACACTTCAGCTGGTAACGGCGGAGATGGCGGCGACTGGGGTGCAGCAGGCAATGCTGGCACAGCGGCATCAGCACTGACGCGCGTGCGCGCTCCTGGCGCTGGAGGAAATGCTGGCAACGCGATCAACACGAACTCTTCAACCGTGAACATCCTATCGGGAGGCGGTTCACCCAACGTGAAGGGATCGGTGGTGTAACGTGGGCAGCGCAGCACTCGGGACATCATCCAATCAGAGCGATCCGCCTGAGAATATGCTCGGCAGCTTCGGTCTCGTGGGCAACAGCGGAGCTACATCCAGCGCAGGGGCAGCGACAAAAGCTCTGCCATCAGCGAATCAGAACTCGCTCGCTGGCGCATCTGCCGCGCCAACAGCTACGAACGTCAAGGCTGCAGCGAAGCCTACGACGATGTCTCAAGTAGTGCTTCCCAAGTCATCGCCGCAGGTTGCAACACCGACATCACCATTGCCCGCGCCTCCTCCGACTCAGTACGGCGCATTCGGGCAGCCAACTACTGGCCGCAGCACGACGAGCCCCAACGCATTCGGCATCCCAGCCGCTGCTCCGCCGCCTGCAGCTATGACTGGCGCGCAGCTCACTGACGCTGGCGGAACTGGCGCGAATGGGCTCCTCAATCCGCTGTCTACTGCCCAGCAGCAGGGCATCGAGGCATTGCAGAGCCCGACCGGCGGCATCATGAATGGCGGGCCGCTCTCCAACGCATCAGCCACACAGATGGCAAAGCAGGCGCAGAGCACAACCGCGCGCGGCAGCGCAACGATCAACTGGGCCAAAGCTCTCCCTGGCGCTGCAGCCTTCTCAACATCGCCGCAGGGTGTGACGATGAAGTCAGACATGACCGCAGGGAACTACACCAAGGCATTCCAGGACGCGGCGCAGAATGGCGGGCTCAAGTACCTGCTGCACGGCGACACGCTCAAGACGATGGGCGTCAACATCACCAGCAAGGCACAAGAGGAAGCGTTCTACGCTGCAGCTGCGCCGTACATCGACAAGATGCAGGGACAAGCATCCTACGGGCAAGGCCACATCGGCGGCGACTTCGGCACTGCCTGGGGCAAGGATACTCAAGCGAGCGCCGATGCAAACTGGGCGGCGAGCGGCGGCAAGTCTACAGACCTAGCGCAGTACGCATCGAACGACAAGGCGTATGAGGCACAGAATCGACAGGACAATGTCGACATGGGTGAGTTTGCCCTGGAGACAGCTGGCATGTTCCTCACAGCTGGCGGCGCGGCTGGCGCGCTCGGCGCGGCGGTTGGCGCTGGCACTGGCGCAGGCGGCGCGGCGGCGGGCGGCGCGATCATCGGTGCAGGCGAGGGTGCAGCTGGCGCGAAGCTCGGCGGCGGCGACGTACTCAAGGGCGCGCTCACCGGCGGAGCAACAGGAGCAGCAAGCGGCTACCTGTCGCACGGCGGCGCTCAGGACATCTCGAACGAGACGGGCGGCATGGTGAGCCCTGGCGCGATCAAGACCGGCTCATCGGCGCTCTCAGGCGGTCTCACGGGCGGTATCAAGGGTGCCCTAACCGGCGGCGCGCTCTCAGCGGGCGGTCAGGCGATCAGTGGATCTACGCCAAATATGCCAGACACAGGCCAGCTCGGCAGCGTGGCGCGTCAGATCGGCGCGGTGGCTGCACCAGTCGCGGCCGCAGGCATGATGAACTCGAACCGCGACGCGAACTACTCGGGGCCATCCGCACCCAATCCGGTAACGATCAACCCCAGTCAGGCCGCAGCGGCAAACCAACGACAACCGGCTCTCACTCCGTCCAATGCGGCGACAGTCACGCCCCTCGAAGCGCACCGTCAGCAGCGGGTAGCGACAGCACAGCGCGCGCAGCAGATGGCTCGCTACCGCGCAGCAAGGAAGGCTCGCTATGCTTAAGCTGCCCTATGAGCGCCAAAAGATTGAAGACGATGCGCTGCCTCTTCAAGTCGCACCTGGATACCTGAGCGTCCTCACGGACAATGAAGCCCAGGGTCGATGGAAGGACGGCAACCTCGTGCGCTTCGCTCCCTCGTCCGGGCTCGCGCAGAAGCTCGGCGGATGGGTCGATGAGACACCATCGAGCACGCTCAAGGGCGCGGGCCGCAACACTCACGACTGGACATCGCTCGACACGCAGCAGTGGACAGCCATCGGCACGAACTCGAAGCTCTACGTGTACAACCAGGGCGTGGCCTACGACATCACGCCTATCCGGCGCACGATGAACAACTACAACAACCTCAATGTCGTAAGCGGTTCGCACATTGTCACAGTGGTAGATCCATTGAACGGAGCGACTGCTGGCGACTACGTGACGCTGTCAGGCTTCAGCACTATCCAGGGAATCACAGGCACGTTCCTCAATGTTGAGGTCCAGGTGCTGGACGCGGCGCTCAACTCTTGGCGCTTCGTTGCTGGCGGCATTGCGGCGACAGGCACCCAGGTCGGCGGCGGCGGTCAGGGCGTGCTTGAGTACCAGCTCAATGTCATGGCTGCGAGCGCGAGCGCGCTATTCGGCTGGGGCACAGGTCAGTGGGGCGAAGGCACATGGGACACTCCGCGCTCAGGCTCAGGCAGCCAGACGTCAAACATCCTGGCGGTGGTTGGGATCTGGTCACTCGACAACTGGGGCGAGGATCTCATCTGCTCACCGCGCGGCGGCGGTGTCTACATCTGGAAGCACGCCACAGGACCGGGCGCGCGAGCCGCGATCATCTCTGCGAACGCACCGATCTACAATGCTCGTGTGATCGTAGCCACGGAATCTCGGCAGATCATATGCTTCGGCACGTCAACACTGAACAGCGCCAACCAGCCATACGGCGCACTCGACCCATCGCTCATTGCATGGTGCGCGAGTGAGGACTACACAACGTGGTTCGCAAATGCGACGAACAATGCAGGAACGTACCGCTTATCTGCAGGTTCGGGCATTGTAAGCGCCACCAAGACGCGCGGCGGATACTTCCTGGGCACCACGGTGAACGGCAATATCTTTGCGCCGACAGGCGACACGAACGTGTTCTCGTCTACATCGCTCGGCAAGATGTCGCGTCCCTGCGGCCCTAACTGTGCCGTGGACTTCAATGGCGTGACCTACATGATGGGCGTCGACAACTTCATGATCTTCGACGGCACGATGCGGACCATGCCGTGCGACGTTTGGAACAAGGTCTATGGCTCACCAGAGACTGGCAGCAACCTCAATAACAACCAGCGCGAGAAGGTATTCGCGTTCACGAATCGCACGTTCAGCGAGGTTTGGTGGCTCTATCCGAGCGTGGCAAGCACGGACGGAGAGAACGATTCGTATGTGTGCTACAACTGGCTCTTGAGCTGCTGGCACTACGGCCACTGGCGCGGAAATGCGGGCGGAGACATCAACCGCAGCTGCGGACACGACTACTCGGATCAGTTCTTCGCGCCCTATATGTTCTGGTACAACCCAAGCAGCGACCTCACGAAGATGTACCAGCACGAGACTGGAAACCTTGCGAACGGCAGCTCGGCGTTCGGCGAGTACCTGGAGTCATGGGACGTGGACGTGATGCAGAGCGGGCAGCTGGTCAACATCAAGCACATGATCCCCAACTTCAAGGATGGGATCATCAGCACAGCGACTGTGTCTGGCACGC